TGCGTCCAAGCAACTTTCCAGTAGCTTGGGTCAAGACGTGTTCATCGTTCCAGTCGGACGGCTGGACAATCGTGTTGTCCGGGCCGTCTGTCTTGGCAGACTGGAAAAGATGCTTGAGAGAGATTGCCATGCGGCCCGCCTATTAGGTGAGCGTGATGTCGAGGTCGCCAGTCGGGATGCGGAAGACATCGCCCGATGCAATAGTCTTGCTCGAAGTCAAGTTGCCATAAGCCAGCAAGTTGCCCGATGTTGAAGCGTCGAACACGCCGACGGCGACGATAGTGCCCCACGTGCCCGTCGCAACCGGCCATTCGACCGCAGCGGTGTTCGTGGCAAGGTTGCCCGTCACCGTAAAAGCGCAAGATTGGCGGACGTAAGAACCACCAGAAACCTCAGTACCACCACCCGCGTCCGTCGGCGCAACAGTATAAAGAGCAATGTACAACGTCGCAGGTGCGGTATAAGCCGTGCCACCGAAAACGTGGGCGAGAACTTTGTTCTCCAGATAATCGCTGAACGAACTCATCCGAATGTCCTCCGGGTCGCGTTAAGTTTGCCTTCTGGGAACTGCGCCCGTTCAGCTTCAAGTTGCATGGCTTCCATCGCTTGGCCCATCGCCGTGGCCCATAGCCCAACGCGCTCGTCATCTTTGAGGTAAGGAGCGGCCTGCATCAGCGACGTGTACAAGTATAGGTCCGGCGATTTAGTCAGCAGCCAGTTAGTCGGGTTGCCGCCCGACAATGCCGGGATCTTGCCGTAATACGTCAGTTCCAGCGTGACATCACCGTTCGGCTGCGGAGCCAAGCGGAAATTGCCGTCAACAATGGAATAGTAGCGCGAGGTATTCGAGAGATTAGGGTTGCCATTGAGTTCGTTCAGCCGCTGGATGGAAACAAACTCGCACATCCCGTGGTAATTTGTCGGAGATGTAAGACGGAGCGAAATGGTCTGGAGATGGTCGGCGGGCACAGCAAAGTACCCGTCCGACACCGTCGCAGTAGCGACCTTGACCATCTGCGCCACACGCAATTCCCGGTTGAACCGGGCTTCGGACAAAGCAATGAAATCCGGGATCACGGATGTCAGATCCGCCCGGTTCAGCCAGTCTGCGATGGACGCTTGAAGGTCCGAATAGGTCGCTAGGGCCATTACACGTCCTCTAGGCAGGCTTCAGCATGGTCGTGAGTATACTCGAAAATCCCGATATGCTTGACCTCTTTAGAGAGATCTTGGTCAATCAGGATCTTATTACCGTAGATGCGCGCCTGCTTACAAAAATGAATGTCTTCGCCGCTGAAGTTCCCGCTCTTGAGCGAATAACCGATGTGGAACCACGGCTTAGGCATGGACTTTAGCACATCTGCGCGCACAAGGAAAACGCCCATTCCGACGGCGACTACCTCGCGCAGCCCGGTGTCTTCCGGCTTGGTGTACACACACTCCCACTTGCTTTCGATGAAGTCGAACGCAACCGTTTTAACCGGGATGCGACGGGTGGCGTAGTTTGCGGCCACGATGGGCACGTCATGGGCCAAAAGACGGTCCAACGTGTCCTTTGGGAAACGCATGTCCGTGTCGAGCCACAAAATCCAGTCAGCGCCGCTCACAATGGCCTGCTCGGCCAGTTCTTCGCGCTGATTGGCGATGAGAGTGCCCATACTGGTCAGGAACATTAGCTCGTCCCCATTGGGAAGGTGCTGGCTAGACCAATAGGCAGATAAACGGGCCAGATCGTAGGCAAACCCAGTGTTTACCATGTCCCGGCAAGGAAGAGCGATACAGACCTTCATACCGTACCTCCGCGCGTGCGGAAGATTTGGTTGGCTGGATCATTGAGCCACTTCTTCAAAGCGGCCTGATCGTTCAAGATGCCTTTTTTGATGAGGTCGTAGTAGACGGTCAGTGGGATCGACGCGACTTTTGCCATATCACCCCAGCGCGTCGGCGCATCATTGCGCGCCTGCTGGTTGGCTTCACCGATGTCATCCCAGTCTTGTTCCGTGATGATCGAAAACGTGTCATCCGAATGATCGTACTCGAATGTCCGTTTTATCCCCGTATAGGGGTCATAGCTTAGTAGCCTACGATCTACCATTGTGTCCTCTTTAGGAAGAAGGGGCGGCTCATGCCGCCCCTCCCAGAGATTACGACGTGGTCAAGTCAGCCGCAATACCGTGGGCCTTTTCGGTTTTCACCTTGAGGCCGTATTCCACGAGGATCATGCGCTTTTCACTGTCGCCCGTCTTAGCAAGCGTCTCCGTGCGGAAGTTACGGAGATACGCAACTGCTGCGTATTCGGGGTCGAGGATGAAAGCGTCACGCTCACGCTGGAAGCGGTTCGCAACAACCGACACGTTGCCGAAATCCGACACGTAGATGTCAGCAGCGCCGATGATGACCGACGGCTTGGCACCCTGCACGTTGAAGCGGGTAGCGCCGATGCCAGCAAAGCCGGACACAACAGTCTTGTTGTGCGGACCGACCATGAGGATCTTCGGCGAACCGCCTTCAGTCCACACTTTCTTGATAACGTCCTTGAGGATCGTTTCAGTGAAAGTGCGCTGCGTGCCGTCCGTACGACCAGCGTTCGGATAGCCGTCGTTGGTCGAAGACATCGTCGGGTTTGCGCCGCCCGAACCGAAGTTCGTGTTGGTGCGGAGCCAAGCCGGGAGGCCAGCGGTCGTGCGAGCAGTCGTGGAGTTGCCCTGTGTTGCTGCCTGATTGCAGAGCAGGGTGGCTTCCATGTCGCGCTTCAGTTCCGAAGAAGCCTTAGCGAGCTGATAGGCCATTTCCGAACGCTTGCCTGCTTCGTTCACGGCTTCGACGGTGCCCGACGTAGCGATAACCTTACGCGAAATCTGCGTGTAGTTAGCAACGCGGTTCGTCATTGCGAGCGAATCAGCCGAAGCATCGTCGCCTTCGATCACGGCGTTCGTGGTCGAAGCAGCGGCGAGAGCGTCCGTCTGGTGTTCGAAGTAGGTGTTTTTCACCGTCTCACGACCGACGTTCGACATGAACGGCGTTTCTTCGGGAGAGATGTTGTAGATAACGTCCGCGAGATCTTCACGGACCGAACGGTACGCATCGTACCGATCAACGAGGTTGGTAGGCTGAGCCATTACGGCCTCCTTCAGAGCAGGGTTTCAAAGATGGACGCGGCATCTTGCACGCGGCCTGTTTTGGCGAGACGCTGTTTCGCGCGAGTGACTTCGGTCGCAGCACGTTTCGGAACGACGTTCGTCTGACCGCCTGCTGGCGCTGCCTTTGGCGCACCCGGTTGGGCTGCTGCGGGCTTGGGCTTGTTAGCCATCATCTGATCGTACTTCATGGCTTTATATAAAGCCGTTACAGCACGATGGTCGTAAGCCTGAGAAAGTTCTTCGTCTGAGAACCCAAGCTGGTTTCCGTATTCACGGAGTTTGCCACGCTCGGCCAGATAAGTTTCCTCATTCTTCCATTGCGGGATTATGTCGAAGAGCTTTGCCTTCTCTGCGTTTACATAGTCCGCAAGGGCGCGTTTAGCTTCCTGTTCTTGAACCTGAGTAACGCGCTGCATCTCAATTTGAGCAGCAACAAGTTTCTCTTGACGTTCGCGGTACAGATCCTTTTGACGCACGTATTCCAGAGGATCTTCGTTATACAGTCTTTCCCAGTTCGGCTCCTGCGGCTGCTGCGCTTGCAACTGCTGGGAAAGTGCCGTGAGAAGCTGGGCGTACTGTTGACGTTCCTCTTGGACCGCTTGGAACTCTGCCGCCATAGCTTTACGCTGTTCGGCCAGTTCCATTGTCTTACGCGAATAATCCGCCGTCCTTGAATAGCCGTTCAGTGCTTCTCGCAGCGTGACTTCTTGTTCCTTGCCGTCAACTTTGACGGTGACAATCTGGTCAAGCGGATCAGTCTGTTGCGGTGCTTCTTCTTCTTCAGCGGTTGCTTCTTCCTCAACAGCACCTTCGTCTTCCCCTTCGGGGGCTTCAGATGGCGTCTCTTCTGTCGTATCGGAAGCAAGCACCTCGGCCTCATCGGCCTCGGGGGTGGTGCTTTCCTCGTTCGGAGCGGGTTGGTTTGCGCTGTCGCCAGCGGCCATCATGGCTTCGAATTGTTGGGCAGCACCAGAGATGCCGGTTCCCTGCGTGGGAGTGCCGTCAGACATTAAAATACCTCATTAGGTTTTACCGCGCAACCTCCGGTTCCAAGCAGTTATCCGAGTATTGGCGGCGATTGATCCAAGTTCCGTTTTGAATTGCTCGATTGCACGAACCAAAGCCCATGCGTGATCGCGCCCTTCACTATCCTTTGGGTCGGACTGTTTCCAATCGGAGATAGCCCGATCCTCTAGGATTTCTAAGACCTCAAGGACCAACGGGTCATCCAAAAGGTCTTTCGCCTTGCGCGAAACTTCTTCGTTTACCTTCATTGCGGCACCACGCCTTGGCGCGCGGCAGCAGCCAGCATGTTGCGTTCACGTTCCATCATGGCGCGGATGTTCGCAATATCGACCTGCGTGCCGTATTTGAGTTCAAGTTCCGTTGCGCGCAGGACCAAGTCAGCTTCAAACTTATCGCGTTCGCGGTCGTCCGCCACGATGGCCTTGGCCTCTTCCAACCGTGCCTTCGCCGCTTGGATTTCGATGTCCGCCAAAATCTTCTGGCGCTCGACTTCCGCCAACAACTCAGCCGGATCTGGCTTGGACGCAGCCTGTTCAGTCTGCTGTTGCATTTGCTGCATTTGCTCCGGCCCAATCGGACCGAAGTAGCGCGCGACATCCTTGAAGTCGTTCGCCGTCAGGATGTCGTTCATCGTGTTCTGCATCTGCATGATGTTTGCGACCGGGTTGAGCGGCCCCATCATCTGCACGGCTTCTTGCTGCTTTTGCAGGATCATCATCAGCACGGCCAACTTCTCAGCCTTGTTGCCGTTGCCCAGACCGACGTTGACGGCCACGTCCATCGACGCATCCCAATAACGCGGGTCAATCGGGACGTACTTGTTCCGCAACCGCACGATGCGCGGAGCGTCTTGGAACTTGATGATTGCTTTCAACAGACCCTTGAACAGACGCTTCATGCCCGTTTCCGCAAAGATGCGGGCGATGAGTTCGATGCGCTGCTCCGCACCCTGCGTCATCAGGTCCACTGCTGCCTTCGTCGTGGACTGCAAGATGTCTGCGTTCACGCCACTCGATTGCGGCGTGATGCCGGTGCGCTGCGACTTGATCTGGTCCAGATAACCCAGCACACCCAGCGCCTGCTGGCCGACGAAGCTTTCCGTCAACGGCTGCACCATGCCCGGCGCACGCTGGCGGATCACGGCCCCGATTTCCGTGTTCATCACGTCGTCAAGGTTCACTTGCCCCTCGACCACCGCCATACGCGGCGTGATGATCTGTGCGAGGCTATCAAGCGTGTTACGCAGAATGTTAGACTTGATGAGCTGCAAGTCCATGACCTGCTCGGCCAAGGACTCGCCGATGACCGTGTGCGGCTCGGGATCTGGGCAGAACAACGCCATCGGTACTTCGTCGATGACTTCGTCGTGCAAGACATGCGCTGCCTCGCCAATGGAGCAAACACGGCGCAGTTCGGCAATTCCATCGCCGTCCTTGTCCACCCGGATATAGCTCTCGACGTAGTACACGCGCAGCAGCGCGTCATCCGGCTGGTTCGTGCTGTCAAGGAAAGGCTGGATGGCCGGGTTGCGGACGAAAGCTTCGTTGTTCAGTTCGAAATTGTCGCCGTACGATCCTGCATATTGCATGATCTCGTCGCGGTCGTAGCCCATCGCCACAAGGTCCGAAACGGTCCGTAACTGCCTGCGTCCGACGTAGTTCGAAGTCTCCAGATCGCGTGCGTTGCGCGAAACGAGGAACTCTTCTGGCGGCACGGCTTCGACCACCAGTTTCCGCTGCTTTTCTTTCTTGCGGACGCGGATTGAGTAGGACACGACGGGCGGGCGCATCATCATGCCCGCCTCGTCTGCCATACCTTCTTGCTTGATTTCCTGCTCGACTTCCAGCACTTCCAACTCAGGGTCGGAAGCCAGCAACACGTACTGTGCCTCGTCGATGTCCTCAAAATAATACTCGCGGACATCGACTTGCGGACCAAAGCATCCTTGAAAACGTCGTAAAGGACTTTGAAGCCGTTGTTGTCTTGGTAGAAGACGTAGTTGACGTAGTCAGTGGCCTGTTCCGCCAAAGGCACGTCTTCCCTGTTCCTTGGAACAAACTCGACGGCTTTTTCGGCGGAAGTGAACACGCGCAGCAGTGATGGCATCACCTGCAACACCGTGTCCCGGACTTCGGTCAGGACAATCGACGAGCGATTTTCTTCTTCGTTCCCGAAAAGATCGCCTCTATAATATCCGGTTGCCGCCTCGCGCATGGGGGCGATGTATTCGTCGATGTAGTCCGCTGCGTCATCAATCGCGCTGCCTACAACGGCGGAAAACTCTTCCTCACCCATCTCTTGGTCTTCGGGTTCTTCTTGGCCGTCCGCCATATACGGCCCGCCGTCTTCTTCTTCGTCATCGGCCTCATAAATGAGCTTGCCGGACTTATCCATCCGGTACTTTTTCTCCGTACCGTCGGACTTTACTTCCATTTCCGGCAGAGAACCCGCCTCGGACTCGATTTCAATCTCGCGTGCCACTGTTAGGCCCCCTTACGAACTCGCCACCACGACCAGCCAGTCTCATTACCAGCGTCATAGTGGGGGAAAATCTCGGTTACTGCTTGGAAAACGCCGTCCATCGGCAGATCATCGCCGCCCATTGTACCACCGTGCCTCAATTTAGGCCACCATGCCAGAATATCGGCCTTGACGCTGTCGTAATCGTGCCCAGCGTCGATCCAA